GCCTGGTCCCATTTCATATTCATTGCGGCTTTCTGACAAATTCGTTTCCGGATTCTCCCCGGGAACCGGCGCCACGTCTCCGGCCCCTACTTCATTGAATGGCATTTCCGCCGGGTTCGTTGTCGTTTCTATCCATGCGGTAAAGAAACTCTGAATCAGCGCTGCCATGATTTCCGATTCGGTGTAACGCCGCACCTGCAACAGCGGTTCGATAACCTTCGATAGATAGGGGACGCCCCTGTACTGGTCAGGCCGTTCCGCAGTCATAAGCTGAATGATGTTCGGCAAACCTGTTTTGTCACCATATGCGGTGACACGGGTCCATTTAATTTCCTTGTTCAGAATAGTAAAAGGATGTGCGTTGCAGATATGGTATGCGACCACACGCCCGTCCGCATCGACTTCCACGCCATCATGGACAAGGTTCCCATCATCCGTCTGTCCTTCCGTAGCGCCTACCATATAGCCGGCTCCCCGGAATGCGGTCGGTGTACTGATACGGTCTGCTTCGACCAATTGGATTCGCAGGGAATACGGATTTAATGGCGTAGGGGCATACCGCTTGAACAGGGCGAACACGTCGCCGCTCAATAACCAGCTGATCAGCGCAAGCTGCTGAAGCTCTGCAAAATTGTTCATACCCAGCGCATCACAGTTTTGTTTCTTCCCGGCCCACATGCGCCACTCGGTTTCTGTCCGTTTTCTCCATTCCCTGGCACTTTCCGGAGAGAGATTCAGTATCTCCATGTCCGGGATAGCCTGCAACGTCAGGCCCACGCCGACAACCTTTGTCCGGTTCGTGTCGATGGCGGCTGTCGCAACGGGCGCTGCCATGTACAACATCCTTGTGCGCTGACGGAGCGTCATGTTGTTCATGTCAATGTCCATCAGCGGGGACAGGCTCACCGCCTTGAAGCTCCGCAAAGAACGCTTGGTATGGCTGGCACCTGCTTCACTGTACCCGGAAGCCCGAGGCGTGCCCCAGCTTTTTTTCATACTTCTCATGTTTTCGCCTCCAATTAAAAGTGGCAGCGGTGAAAAGAGCAAAGACCGCTGCCATTATGGCAAAGCTCCTAAAGAGCAAATACCCTTACCAGTCACGGGGGATGATTCCGACCGCTTTACGTGGGCGCTGCCCTGCCAACAGGGCTTCCAGTTCGTCCACTTTGTCTTCCGCATCCTCGATTTCATCTTTCAGATTCGGAAGATCGAACCGGGTCAGTTCCCGGTTATGAATTTTGTACGACTTGACGCCGCCCTTTATCAATGCAAGGTATGCGGCCCGGAGTTCCACCAGCGTTTCTTTCCAAAAGTCAAGCCGGGCTTGAATCTCAATTCTGTCCATAATCACAAATCCTCATAAAAATCATCCAGCCGTTTCGGCCTCTTCCGTTTTGTCTCTGTTCTATTTACACGGGGCTGTTGTACCGGTTCCGGTACTTCCACGCCCCGGGCTTGCTTTATCTTCCGCTCGATAGCGTCCAGGTTCGGGTTCATGGCACGGAACGCTGCCAATGCATAGTTCCGGCAGTCCAACACTTCATTCCGTTCATGGCCGGGAATCTTTTCCCATTGCCACGGCTGTTTGTGGTCTGCCTTGTATACCAGATGCTCCGACAGCAGGCCTTTGAAGTAATCGAAGCTATAATCGTCACGCTTAGGAAAATGACAATATTTGCTGCCAGGCGTTTGCACCTTCAACGAATCCATGATGGACTGTTTGCCGGAGTCAACGCCTATCTGGTACTGCCAGCAGCTCCCGACGATCTTCCCTTTGATGACGATCTTCTGCTTTTTCGGCGGGGCGGTGAATGGTTTGTCCGGTCCCGGCATGCCTTTGATGCAGAAAACCTTCTGTTTGATACGTCGGTTGCATTCCTGCCGCACTTCCTGCGTGTAATGGCCACCTTCATCAACGAAGGTCAGCGATACCCGCAGCCCTAAGCCATCTTTAAAATGAAGTACACGGCTGAATACCTGCTCGTCCAGGCGTTCCCACACGGCACTTTCATCCGGCACGCCCATGATGATGCCTTTTTCAATGCCCCAGGTCTCACCGAAATGGCCATGCCCGATGATTTCATACTCCATGCGGTTATCCTGCGTGTCGACGCCGGCCGTCAGAACCAGGACTCCTTCCGGCAGTTCGGCATCATATACTTCACGCCGTTTCAGCATCTCGTCTTCGTCCATGACATCGCCACGATCTTCCCACAATTCCCCGAAGGAAGTGTTGTACACGACCTGCAGCTTCCGTGTGTCGCCGATGGCCTGCAAATATTCCAGTATGATAGCGCTCCATGGAGCCCATGGAGAGACGAACGCATTCAGCCAGAACGACCGGACGCCGTGCTCAATGGCATCGGGATTTTCCGCTTCCCAGTGAGCCGGTTGCTTTTTCATCTCCGCTTCGGAAAATGTGTAGCCGCAGTCCGGGCAAACATAAAAGACCTTCAGCACTTTGAAGGTCTTTGTGCCGGCTACGACGTTCGTTTCGTATTCATACCGGATATCTTTAAATTGTATTTCGTGGTATTCGCCACAATTTGGGCACCGGGACTTCCACCGTTCCATCGTGCCCTGCGCATAGGAGGCTTCAATGGCGCTCCGTCCTTTTACTGTCGGCGTGGAAACTTCCACGGCCTTCGCATTGTAAAAGGTCTTTTGCCGGGCCATGGCCAAGCTCCACGGGTCGCCCTCATTCCCGGCAGAGGTAGCCCAGCGGTCACGTTCGTCACCGAACACGTACCGGATAGGCTTCGATGCCAGGCTATGGGCTTCGGTACTTCCGCACATGGTAAGTATGCCGCCCGGGTAGGTCTTTTGCAGAATCGTGTTGCCGGTTTCCCGGCTCTTGGGTGCGACAACCTTCTTGGCCAACGTCGGGCAATCCCGAATCATTGGGGCTATACGCAGCTTGGAATATTCTTTGGCATCTATCGTGGTCGGATGCACGAACAGGATAGAGCCAGGGTCTTCGTCAATGATGTAGCCGATCGCATTGTTCAAAAATTCCGATTTGCCAACCTGTGACGCTGCCACCATGACTATCCTGCGCACCCGAGTATCAGTGAAGGCGTCCATCGGTTCCCGCAGGTATGGCGTCCGTGAGGTTCGCCACGGCCCCGGTTCCGCACTGGACTCCGATGACAGGCGCCGTTTCTTTTCGGCCCATTCAGTGACCGTCAGATCTTCCGGCGGTATCATGCCACGGAGCGACTTTTTTATGACTCGGTTCAGCCGTTTGATTTCCTGACGCCGGAGCTCTCTTTTCTTTTCCTCATCAGTCATCATCGTCACCGTCATGTTCCCATTTTTGTCGCTCCCGGACTCGTTCAGCAAACTTTTCCGGGTCGTAACTATACCGGGAGATTTCTTTCATGTCGGCATAGACTGTCTTGCGGATAATTTCCGCCGCTTCGGCAGAGGAAGCCGAATTGTGCGTATCAACAGCCAGCCGCCCAGGCAATGAAAGATACATGCTTCGCATGGTGTATATCAAATCGTCCATGACGTTGTTCACGTCCTCAGAACGATGCAGCTTGCCTTGCAGTTCTTTTACCTCCAGCCCAGCTTTGACCGCCTTGGAGTTTTTCAATGACGTTTCAGACGCAAGCCGTAATTTTTCCTGTTTCTTTTCTTCCTCAGTCATTTGCGGCTTGGACATCAAAGCAATGTATCGTTGTACTGCGTCAGCCAATACAAACCGGCCACGCACTTTTGTGTCAAAAACACCATCCTGTATCAATTGCTGGACTCTTCTTGTGGAAAGCCCTAACACAATTGCCAGTTCTTTCGTTGAAACTTCGGTATCTTTTGTTACACTTTCCATAAAAATAACTCCCTTTCTCTAAAAAAACGTAACGAAATGCACCGAATTTTGCTTTACTAACTGTGCGAATTTCGGGGTCGAGAGCACCCGCACTGGCCGGTAGGGGCCGTCACAGTACCTTTCGGGTTTGGGGTGCAAAACCAGTGTTGCATCGACAATGCCGTTTCCGCCGCCGTACGTTGTCGCTGAGGCGTGAGAACCACCCGGCACGAGAGAACGCCCATGAGTG